AAGATTCTTCTTGTGAATTAGTCATTAGTCCCATCTTTTGAGCTATTGCCATTATTTGTTCATCGTCCATAGAATTAATATCAATATTTTCTAATTCTTTGAAAATAGGATCGTTTATATCCAACGAATTAACAACTTGCTCAAACTTTGGTGTAACGGAAGTATTTTGTACTTTTTGTGGTGTTAGAAGGTTGTTATATACCATCAACTTTCTACGTAGTTCTAATTCAAACTTGTCCACGTTTCCGTTTGCATTAGAAAATGCTTCTAATGCGACTGAAATAAATTCTTCTAACATATATTAATCCAGTAAGAGTTCTTTTGTATCACCTTCACCAGTATCCAACGTATGCTCGTCTGGATTGTACTCACTACGATACTTCATAATGAGTGCATCGCAAATCTTGTTATAGACTGCTTCCTTACGAGTAACATTAGATTCCAAGAACTTCGGAAAGTCCTTTGATTGGAACTTGACTTCTTCACCAGTAGTTTCATCAACCATCGTGTACCATGCACCCGATTGCTTGACCAAACCATTATCCTTCAAGACATCCAACCAACTACCAAAGTCATCAATACCACGGTCGAAGTAGATATCAAATTCTGCGACACGATGTGGAGGACCAAGGCGATTCTTGACCACAACTGCCTTCACATTCACACCAATCACATTCTTGTTCCCATCTTGAATCTTACCGATGAGAGACAAACGAATACGAGTGGATGCGTGGAACGCAATTGCCTTACCACCAGAAGTTGTCCAAGGGTCAGAGAACGCTGGTGCGTTCATCTTCTGACGAAGTTGGTTGGTGAATACGAGTGCGATACGTTCACGACCAAGAAGGCCAGTAATCTTACGCATTGCCTTACTGATAATGATTGCCTTGTCCGTAGCGTATCCATCCTTCCCGAAGTCTGCTTCCATTTCCTTCTTGGTAGAAGCCGCAGCAACGGAGTCAACGATGATGGTCACCAACTTGTCCTTATCCTTTCCTGCACGAACCTTTTCAATAATATTCGTGATTGCGTCAAAGATATCTTCAACAGTAGAAAGATGGACATAGACCAACTTATTCATATCAATACCAACTGCCTTGAAGAAGTCAGGATTGACTGCTGTTTCCGTATCAATCAATACGGCGACACCACCACGCTTCTGCGTGTTAGCAATAAGTTGTGCTCCAACCAACGACTTACCAGAACCTTCAAGACCAGTAAGTTCCGTAATACGACCCACCGCGATACCACCGTGCGGACGATTGCTGATTGCGATATCCAACATCGTTGCACCAGTAGAAATAAAATCGGTGAAATCTGTTGGGGTATCTTCCTTACCATCAAGGAAATATGCAATCTGGTCTGAATCTTTGTTTAACTTATTAAGTGAGTCTGCGATGACTTGTGCCAATTCGTCACGGTCTGCCGCTGGAATTGGTTTCTTTGATTTCTTTTCGGTACTCATAATGATTACCGATTAATTATCAAAGAGCTTATCAAATTCATCAAGAGCGTTCTTGACTTGTGCCGACTCAGAAATCTCCGTCTTAACGTCGAGGACTTCAGCGGTCACACTCTTTACCTCAGAATTACCCCGAGCAGGAGCGGGGGTCGGAGTGGTTCCATCTGGGTCGAGATACTTTTCGAGAACCACACGGAGTTCCTCGTAGGAAGGTTCCTTGTACAGTGCGAAGATGTCGGGTTGCTCAGTAAGAAGTGACTTTGCCAACTCCACATCAGGAACCACAGGGGTCTGATTTGGCTTGACCTTTACTGAAGTCTTTGCGAAGTTCGTATCCGACTTCTCCTGCGGGATATACTCGACCACAACATCACGACCAGCCTTCGGGTCAGTAATATCACCGTAGTCGGGGTCAGCGATGTACGAAAGAAGGTCCTGATAGACCGTCTTACCGAATGAGAAGAACCGAACACCCTTGCTCTCTTCACCACGAACGATGACAGGAACATAGGTACGGAGCTTCGGACGGAAGGTGTTGGCTTGCTTCCAAGCAGCCTTCTCAGCCTCACGACCTTCACGGCGTGCATCTTCAACTAACTTGTCTGCGAATTCCGCGATAGGGTCGCGGCGACCAAATGAAAGAGGCGAGATGTACGTCTTATTTCCGATATAGTGGAAATAGAGTTCGATAAAAGGGTTCTCGCGATTCTTTGCCCACGGGACAATACGGATGGTTGTCTTACCTTCGGTGGGCTTCCACAGAGCTTCACTGCGGTCAGTTTGCTTTGTGAACGTGTTGAGCTTTGCCTTTAGGGCATTAAAATCTAGTGCCATACAATTTTCTCCTTAGTGTTTAGAGTTGAGTGTTTAATACACCTCACTAGTATGATAATGAGGTCAGCTTAGTTTGTCAAGTGCCAGTTTTTAGAGATTAATAATATTTGATATTTTAGTATTTACTTTCTTTAATTTACCGTATGCTGTGACTAATACGGTATTTTGTAATTCTGACCATTCAATTTTGAATGTCTTATCTAATACACCACCATTCTTTTCTTCAATCAACTTATTAATAGCGTTGATTGTATAGATGGTGTTTGTTTGCTTTTTTCTATGTACTGAAATTGTAGATTCAGGTGCTTCACCAAGAACTGGTTTAGACATATCAATATTGTAAGTTAATATGACTTGATTTTCATCATTCACATTATCCAACACATATACTGAATTAAACGCTAACGTATAGACTTTTTTAATATGTTCTATTGTGGTGTCTATATCTTTTCTTGCACAGAACGTACAAAGTAACTGTGTTTCTGGTTTCATAATAAACTCATTAGGGTATAACTTTCCTACTTTTACTCCTAATAAATATTATTATGCGAGGTCAAACATTATATTTTTACCATCTCTAATTCGTTGTAATTCTTTCCTTTATACATTCTTGTAGGATACCCACCATCTTCTAACAAAAGCTTAATACGAGGGAGTAATGCTGTCTCTGACCTATGTAAATCCAACAAGATTGCATCGTAAGTATAAAGAATTGGTTTGGTCAACTTATCGTTTAACAATTCACATACCTTTGCAACATTCTGCAATGCGGTTTCCGTTTCTAACCACTGCACAGAGTAGTTAAATACTTTATTTGCCGAAGGGTCATCTACTATAATTCGTTTTCCAGTCTTTGTTTTGACCGACGATAGATTTCTATAGATTTCCCAAAGCTGTTGTGAGTATTGACGAACTTTGTGGAAGAATTCAACACCACCAAAATCTTCACTCATTCCATACATAAGGGCAAAGGTACGTGCTTTTGACGCCTCGTATTCGTCAGGATTGACTTCCTGCGTCCCGTAATATTGTTGGGCAAGAAAGGTATGGACTGATGTTTCTGGGAGTTTATATCCAATCTGTGCGGCAACCAGACGTAAGTGGAACGCCTCATAGTCAAACTGGATAAGTAATCCATCTTCACCATATCTACTAATAAATGATTGTCTAGTCCCATCATTTTTGTTGAGGGCTGCGAAGTTAATGCCACCATACTTGTTGCTTGGTCGCCCCGTTGCAGTATAAGGATTGTATTCAGAATATATTATATTATTAGTGATATACTTTTTTACATCACCAAAATGTTCGGTCAGGATTGTAGGATTGACCGCAATACCAGATTTCTCAATCGTGGTTAACGTGGGAATAACTACATTACTCACGAACTCATACCCTTCTGGAATTTCCGTATAGAAATTATCACGAACGAACGTGGTCAATTTTCTTCCATACTCCATCCACATCGTGATGGGAACACTTAGGTGGAGGTTCTTAAACTGGAACTGCTGTAGTGTTCGTGTAATGATAGGAGTGTAATATTCTCTGACCTCTGGAATACTTTTGCTGGATAAATGGAGAATACTCGCAACATCATGCACTCGTTCTTGTGGAACTTTAAACGAATGGAGAATTTCTCGTTTGTATAAAGTGATGACCTTAAAAGCGTTTTCCAACGAGATACTCATCGGTACTGCGTCTGGATGATTAAATGGGACACAGTAATAATCTTGGTCAATTAAGATATGAAGGGAGGAAAGTTGATTGGCGGCGGTGTGGAGGTTCTGATCAACGAAAATAGGCACCACAACGGATGCCTCTGTGTCTATTCTCGTTTGTAACTTTTCCAACTCCATAACCGATTGAACTAACATTATTCCCCCGAATAAAACTCCACATAGTTTCGTAAGTGGTTGGTGATACCTGGAAGTTCTTCTTCCGCCAATCCCAATAGAGATTTATTTTGGCTAATCACTCCCTTGATTAATATATTATCACCACTTGGTAAAGTCAAGATCGTATCTTCCAATTTACCACGTATTATCCAATCAATAGTAGTTTTTCTAAATAATGGAT